GTACACAGTGTCAAACAGATTGGTAGCACAGCACCAGATCTTAGTAGGGTCAAGACCGTCAGTCTCAATGTCAAGTATCAGCGTTTTGTTTAATAAGTTCATGTATTGGTCTCAGCTCATTAATCGGTACGTTGTAACAGTCCGATTTTACCTTCCATCCATTAGAAGAGTCAACAGTTCCCTTCTCCATAAAGGTTGCTTTGTCAAAGTATTCAGACTTTGGCAAGAAACCTAAGATCCATCCTACAGTCATGTCGTTACGTACCCTAGTGAATACGTATAGGTCACACTTCTGTTTAGTATTTAAAGCAGCGATTGAACATTCATAGTCAAGCTTGGGTGGAAACCCTGTACGCTTTGACTTTACGTCAATCGTTATATCTCCTTCTAATATTATATCATAGTCATACGTGTTAGTCCAACCGCACATTTGACCTTGCTCCTGCAAATAGTCATGCACTAAACCTTCACCGACAAACCCTACAAGATTACCAGCACCGTTCGTTACTGAGTTCCTAAGGGTTCCCATCTCCATTGACTTCTCATGCGCCTTAGTCATGATGGGTGTTGTCACTACCCGCTCTATAATGTCATCGTAACTAGAAATCACCGTTTATAACCTCCGCTGGTTTGTTTGTCTCCAACATGCGACCAGTCACTTTGTCGTACTTCAAGTAACACGCTGGGCCGGTGAGACCTGTGTAGCGATTCTTGAGCACCCTGAGTGTGGTAGTGTTGCGTACCTCTTCGTCATCATTCTGCTGATCCCTCTCAAGACCCAGTACAATGTCCGACAACTGAGCGATAGCCTGTGACCCTCTGAGTTCAGACAATGAGATCTTACCACCGTCCTCATGAGCCTGACCGCTGCTGCGTTTTAGGTGACTGACTAAGAACAGACCCACGCCTAACTCCTGAACCAAAGTCCTGAGTTTTGTCATGATTGCGTCTATGTTCTTACGCTCGTCACCGCCTTCCTGACTGCTCACTACGATGGATAAATGGTCTAAAATGATCCACTTGCAGTCCATAGCTTTAGCTAAGTATCGGATCTGTGACATCAATGTGTCCTCACCCGTAGACCCCCAGTGATCCAGCATGAAGAATCTGTTAGACCCTAACGTGCTGTCCCAGTAAGGCTTGAAGCTGGCCGTGTCTGCGTCTTCGTCTAAGTGTAATGGCTTGTTAGCTGCCATTGACATAAGCCCTAGCGTAGTGCGGGACAAGGACTCCTCAAGGGCTAGGATGCCTATGTTGTCCTCAGTGGCGTTGAACAAGAAGTATTCAATCTCCTTGACAAGCTGAGACTTACCCATGCCGCTGCCTGAGGTGATGGTGACAAGCTCAAAAGGTCTGACACCTTTTACAAGCTCGTTAAGACCTGACCACGGGTACGGTATGGACTTAACCTTACGTGAGTTAATGAGATGATCCCAAGTCTCAGATCCTGCCACAATCCCGTCCGGTCTGTGTACTTTAGAGTCCCACCATGCCGCAGTGAAGTCTCGGATCTTGTTAGCCACAAGCATTTCGCTGGGGTCTTTCATGGGTAGCTTACAGATCTTCAGCTTGTTGGGACTGAACAGCGCCTTAATGCTCTCTGTGGCTATCTCACCAGCTTTATCGTTATCAAAGCACAGCACGACATTCTCGTAACCCTCAAGAAACTCTAGTTGCTCTTTGATCTCTTTGGATGCTGAGGCTGCACCAGTCCGTAGGGACACTACGTCCCACTTCCTGTCAAACATCTCGGACACTGACAAGCAGTCCAGCTCACCTTCAGTGATCGTTATGTACTTGCCTCTACCTCTGCAAGTGTCCTGACCAAACAATCCCATATTGCTGCCGTAGCTACCGTTAATGAGGAACTGTTTGTCCTTCACTATGCGAACTTTGGTGCATACAACCTCGTTTGTGTTAGCGTCTTTGAAGGGGTAATGATGCTTTGCTATCTCACCCTTCTGATCGTACTCTACACGCACACCGTACTTCTGGCATGTGTCTTTAGACAGTCTTCTATCTGGTATTGCTGCTATAATTCCTGTCATTTCCGTTACCATTACCTTTTTATAGGTTCCATTTGTAAATGAGGAAGGTTGTACCGCAGTGTCAGTGGCAGGTTCAAAGTAACCACAGTCGGTGCTAAAACAATAAGCATGACCGTCTGAATATCTGGCTAGATTGTTCCTGCTACTGCACTTTGGACACTCCTCATGTCTAGTAAACTTACTGTCGGACATGAGAAGCTACTCCTTAGAACTCGTCGGGGGTTGAACCGCCCTCAAAGTCCGCTAGTTTTAAGACCTTTACTCGGTCAAGATAGGTTGACGTACCATGTACAGGGTGAGGCTTGCCAAAGCTGTACACAATGCGTACATGAGAGCCTCGCGTAACGTCACCTTCAAAAGTCGAACCGTCTTCATTGAGGATTGGTACGTCATACTGGCTAACAAACTTACGTTGTGCCGTCCCTTCGTAGTCCTTCAGCTTGACACCGTTGGTCTGTAAGACCTCTGCAATGTCCTCAGGTAAGCCTAAGGTCAAGGTGTACTTGCCCGTAGACTGTCCCTGCCAAACGTCATGCTCACGCAGTGATTGAAAGGCCACTGTACCTTCAGCAATGTATTTATTATTCATACAAACTCCATTAGTAGTTATCTTCAAAATCATAGTCCTGTTGGACATACTTAATTATACCATCTCCATCCGTATAGTCAACCTCCTTTTCATCAAATAATTGTATTGTTTCAATGTCCGTCACCATGCCGTCCATTTCCATTAAAGCCTCAACGGACGCTACAAGACAAGAGCTACACAAGTCCGAGAAGTCTTTGGTGCTGGAATCCTTGCGCTTCATCTCAGTTTCCGTCATCACGTTGTTACAAGCTCTGCATCTGCTCATGTTTATTTCTTCCCCGTCACGTACCAAAAGCGTTGTTCGTACATGTCAGACAACGCGCTTGGGGACATAGTTTCATATTTTTCCTGAAGGAAGTCCCGCAGCATTGAGTGTGCTTCTGATATTCTCAAGCAATGTAGTTCATCATAAGCTAATTCTAAAGCCATTTTTTTCATATATTCGTTGGTCATATAACCCTCCATTGGGTCTGTTATGTCTAATTCATCACCCATTACGTTATACCCTGTTAGTTAAACAAGACCAACTATAACTGATCGGTTCATGGTTTACAAGCAGTTGATCAATCTTTTCTGCCACTACTCTGCACTCGTACTGTGCGTCCTCTGAGAGCCTCTGAGACACTACACGCCCAAAGGCTGCTAAAGAACCAGTCCAGTACCACTCAGTCATCATGGACTGTGGCAAGACCATACGGGCTTGCTCAGGGGCTACACCGGACGCAAGCATGTTGTTGTATATAGTCTCACAACGTGTCATCAAGTCCCAGTATTTCTCATCAAACCTTTCTTCGTCTCTACCCTCAAATGTTTCATTAAGTGAACCTTGTTTCTTATCTGGCGCGCGTTTACGCCATGCTTCTGGTGCGTGAAACTCTGGTGTAAAGTCTACGTAGCGTCTGCTGATCTCATTCCACACTAGGCCAGCTTGATGCTTCACAAGCTGCCTAGCGACGAACACAGGCGCTTTAATACGTAACTGCACCTGTACGTGTGCAAAGGGTGTCCAGTGCCCGTGAGCTGCTAGATATCGCACAAGCTTCTTGTCTCTACTGCCAAACTCCTCAGACTCACTGGCAAAGGATACTCTCGCAGCATTTACAACCGTAAGGTCTGAACCCATAACATCTAATAATTCTACTTTCATAAGTCAAATATTGCCCCCGTTGATTCGTGTAGTATAAAAAAAGTAACCATAACCAGACCCCAAAGGGTGACAAATAGCCAGAACAAGCTGTCCTTTTCTGTGTCCGTTAGGTTGCCTGATAGGATATCAGAAAATAACTCTTTGACCTCAAAGCATAGGAAGGCCCAAAGCCTCTTAAATATGTTCATAGGTTTACGCACTCCTCTTTAATGGTCAATTTGACAGTTACGTCACCGTCAGGCCAATTCATATAGGCTGATATTAAGTTTTCCCTTAAATTGGTCAATATTGCCAATTGATCTTCAAACTCAAGCTCAAAGTCCCGATACAAGCCTATAAAGGACAAAACATTCTTTTCTTTCTTGGTCACCACCTTATCCGCCAAAGTATATTCCCAGTGATAGACCTCTAAATAATAATCACACTGCTCTTTTTCAATAATCATCCTGCATATTCCTCTTTTCTTCCTCATAAGCTTCAATCATTGCGCTATGCTGCGCCCCTGTAAGACACTCAGGGTCTACATACATACCGTCTATCGTAACGTCACAAAACAAATACGCCTCGTACAGACAGCTCTGAGGCTCATAGGGCTGATAATCTTCAAGGTTGAACCGTATCTCCTCCCCATCGTACATAGTCCAATAATCATGGTCAGTGAATAAACGCGTTTGGTTCATTTTGCAAAAACTCCTCTAATTGTTTGTGGTCGTCCAGCATCATACCGTACCCTGAGACAACAACGAGGGCGTGCCTGTCTAAATCGTACAGCATACCCTCAAGAAAGGCAATAGCCTCTGTCTGCTGGGTTAGTAGGAAGGTGCGACCCTCAATCGTTATCATATAGACAGGACCTCTGGTAGCTGTTTAGGATGTCCATACAGTCCTTTAGTGTAGCTATTAGATACTTGCTAGTATCAGGGTCAGCATGAAGCTGTTGAAGGACACCATAGGCTTCTAGGAGCTGGTATCTAGTGGGTTTGATAGGTTTAGATTTATTCATTGTCCCATAACTCCATGGCTTCCTTTTCATATCGTTCAGCTACCTTGCGTTGTCTAGCTATAGACCTGCTTTCACTAGTCAAAGCCCGATAAAAGACATAAACAAACAGTATTCCGATAATTTCCATATACATTCCTCTTTGTTATATATATTACCCGTACCTAATTCACCACCTAAGGCTACCTAAAGTATCTTATATAATATTCTATAAAGTAATATCTAAAAGCTTCTTTAGGATACCATAGGTAGAGTTTAACCGCTATCTTAAAACCTGTCAAGCATTATTTTAGTCTAACCACACAGGAACGGCTCTTTTTGACCATCTCATGTCTATTTCGTTACGTCTTGTGCGGTAGTACGCTCGGTAAGCCGCCACAGTATCAGCACCTCTACATTCATCATACATACATTGTGGCGGATCAACAAAAGGCGCTTGTGGTAGGTCTTGGGGTATTATCTTGAGATGCTGAAACTTTTCTCTTTCTGTCTTGTGAATCTTGCCGTACCTGTGCGAATACTCAGCAAAGAGGGCCTCTAAGTGCTCTAAGCCCCATCTGTACGCAACCTGAGACGATCTAAGCCATTTTGTGCTTGGATGGTTCTTGTGGGTCATCTTGTAGACAAAAGGCGCTTGTGGGGTCTTTGAGAGCCTGTGAGTAGTACTGAGCATCTGGGCAGTCTCTAGTATCATCTTTACAACATGTTTATCACACAGGGCCTGAGCTGCGGCTATAGGCTCTCTTTCTACATAAAATAGGTTCATACTATGCTACCTCCTCACCGTCTAACATCACAACACCTTTGCGCGTACAGACATCAGCACCCAGAGCGCGCAAGCGGCTCATTGTGGTACGTGTGGGCCATTCTAATAAAGTCGCCGTGTCTACCTGTACGACCTCACCAAAGCGCCACACTCGTGCGATGTGGTGTCCGTGTAGGAATACTTCAGACATGCCGTTATTGTGGGACGTGACCATAGTGTTGGCACAGCTCCAGTTCTCGCTGTTCTGGATTGCTCGGTTCATCATTAATTCAATCTTTCGCATTGTGCTGCTCCATTGTAAAGTTTAGTTTAGTTTACCCAGACGCCCACTATAGGCGTTTCGCTTGAATCTCACAAGCTCATCAGTGGGTTATTCAGCACCCTCTTCAAGTATCAATTCGATCTCGTCGATAGCGCCCCTGCTTATTAACATGTCGCACTCTGCGATTATTCGGTTCCTGTCCCAGTGACCCAAGATGCTAAAACCGGCACTCCTGATCACGTTGACAATCCCATCGGTGCTAATGTCTTCGTATTCATAGTTCATTTTGTGTTACTCCTATATAGTTAATTGATGAACCTATAATATCCAAATGGTTTAGACAATGCAAGCACTGATTGTTATTTATATGTCTAAACATAAGCCAGACTAATAGTACTCTGTATGTCTACCAATGGTTGCCAATCTATGATAGGGGATTAGGCCGCCATAGGCT